ATACAGATAGGTAGATTCATCATACTTGGACCAGTTTTGATCTGTTCAATAGCACGAAGAGATATGAATGGTGCCATCGCATAACAGAATACTTTTTTGCCTTGGAGTGCTAGACCAGTTGCAATATCAATCATTGCTTGTTCAGAAATACCACAGTGAATAAAGTTCTCTGGATATTTTTCACGCAATATATCTAATGCTGCTGCACCAAAGTCAGCAGATAAAAAGTAAATGTCTTTATCTGTTTCTAACTTCTCTGTAATTTCTTCAATAAAAGCATCACGCTGTAGCATCATTAATCTCCTTACGGCACTGTTCAATTTGTTCTGGTGTAATTGCTTGCATGTAATGCCACTCAGGTTTGTTCTCCATTAATGAAAAACCTTTACCTTTGACTGTATTACATAAAATAATTTTTGGTTGATATGCTGTTTCATTTAAAGCAGCAACAATTGCATCTGGTTCATGTCCATTTACTGAATGTAAATCAAATGGAAATCCTGTCAACTTCTCACGAATGTTATTAAGCATCAGGCAATCATCTGTTGTGCCGAGAATGATAAGGTTATTAATGTCAATGAAGATGGTCATGTTTTTAATTTGACGGTGAGCAACAAAGAGTAATGCTTCCCATGTTGAACCTTCATACAGTTCACCCTCAGAGATGACTGTGTAGATGTGTTGATCTGGATTTGCGATTGCCATGCCAGCACCGACACCAACACCATGTCCTAATGAACCCGATGTCATATCAATACCTGGAATTGAGATGTTACCAAAGACACGCAGACACGATGGTAATCCTTTACCCCAATTGTCCCAATCTTCTTTTGGTAGAACACCAAAATGTTTTAATATAGGATACAGAGCTACAGTAGCATGACCTTTACTGATTAATACTTTGTTGTTGAATCTATTTTTACTTTCATTGTAGTCCATGTAACCACCATGAAACAACGTAGTTACGATATCGAGCATTGAGAATGTAGAACCTGGATGTCCTTGTCCTACTTCCACAAACTTCTCAAATAGTTCTTTGCGGTATTCATTACCAATTCTCTTCAAGTCCATTATCAATCTCCAAGTAACTTACGTTTCAATTTAATCTGCGACATCTCTTCAAGATTCTGTCGTGAGTCTGCACCAAACTTTGTTTCTACCAAATCCAAGAATGGTTTGTGTGAGAAGTATTTGTGCCATGCATCATCACGGAACTTGAGAACTTCTGAACCAGTTAGTGTCTTGGTGCGTAGTGGTCGGCAATCATAGGAGAGGAAAGCATACTCTTCAAATGTTTGCGGTAGTTCCCAATTGTTTGCCATAGCATCACGGTGTAGCGCAGAACCTGGCAGTGCCATTGCAGCATAGAAGTTTGCATGTTCACAGTTCAACTCAAGTGCAAGGTCTAAAGTTTCTTGCATAGTCTCATATGTATCTTCTGGAAATCCGAACATATAGTTACCAAGAATATTGATGCCAGCATCTTTGATATCTTTTACAATCTCATAGATGTCCACATCTTGGAACTTACCTTTCTCAATCTCCAAACGAACATTACGATTACCTGCTTCAATACCAAGACACAACCAATTAACACCTGCTTTTTTGAACAACTCCAGTTGGTCTTTACGAACTGAATCTACACGTGCGTATGCCCAAATATTGAACTTGATACCACGTTCAATTAGACCTTGTAGAATAGGCACGTAGTATTTTTTATTGAGGAAGAACATCTCATCGGTAAGACGAAGTGTTCGCACACCAGAATCCCAAAGATACTCTAACTCTTTGAGCATTAATTCAGGTGACCAGAAACGCATACCTTTTGAGTCGGATGCAACAGCAGGAGCATGTGATGTGCGGTTCACAATATTAATCATACAGAAACTACAACCGAATGAACATCCTAACGATGTGTAGATAGCAGCAAACGGTGTGCGTCCTTCATCTTTGAAATAGTTGTGCCAGTAGTGAGCACGATACTTGTCGAGCATCTTACCATTGGTTGGTAGTAAGTCCCATGCATAACCTGGCATTACTCTGTCCATGTCAGCAGTTTGCACAAGTCTACCTGGCGCACCATTAACTGCAAACCCATTCTTCTTGAATACTAAACTGGATACTTTATCTAACTCATCTTCCAGATTTGTTTTGAGTAAGTCTAACAAACCATACACACCTTCGTTGATGAATACAAAATCAACAAAAGGAAAACTAATTGTTTGATATGGCATAGCAGATGCATGTGAACCAATGAAAACAATTTTAATATCGGGATGTGATTCTCTGAGTTGTTTGGCAAGAGCAGTAGCACCAATCATCATGGTGGTGCCAGAGTTTGGATTCTGTCCGTAGAGAACGAACACTGCTAGTCTTGATTTGGTTGCAGCAATCTTATCTGCTGCTGTTACATCATCACAAGGTTCAGCATCAAAGTCTAGGATACACGGATCATAACTCTCAACACGAACAGCATTGGCCAATAACAATGCCCACGTTGGGGGTTCGATTGCTGCGTATTTGTTTGCTAATCCCTGATATGCTTTTGCGGCACTGCTTGGCACAACAAAAGTTACTGTTTCACCTACCATAATAAATCACCTTTTTAATGTAATTGTTTGTTTCTCATTTCTCGTATTTCATTTATGATTTCTTCTGCAATCTGTTGTTCTTCTTTTTCTTCTTTTTCCATGTTTGCTAATCGTTGTTCCAGAATCTCTTCTGAGTTTATCATCTCTTCAATAGTTTTATCAACTAAGTTTTCATAATATTCTTTCATTGATTCTTTAGGTTCAATAACTGTAATGATATCTGTGGTATAAATAATTGCCGAATCTTCTTTGATTAATTCTACTGGCAACCACGGCATCATCATCAACACAGTTTGTCCTGTAGGCAATCGTCTAAAGACTAAACGCATTGGATTATTTAGAACCACTGTTTCATTCTGTTCTTGTTCTTCAATCATAGACGCCATAATGTCTTCGCCTGTTTGCATTCTTATGATTTTTACGTTATCCATTTTTTACCTCTATGTTGTAGAATTTATATTTGAATTTCTCCTCATCGTATATCTTGACACGTTCTTCAAAATGCTTTAGTGTGAAGTTGACATGTTTACCTATACGGAAATCATCTACAATATCAAATAAAACTGCTTCCTTTTTGTTATCACCAAGTCTAAGACCACGACCTATTGATTGCAAATTGCGAATACGAGATTTACTCGGTGATGCAAAAACTACATTGTGTAAGTTGCGAATATTAATACCTGTTGAAAAAGTTCCATAGGACGCAACAATAATTGCGTTGTTTTCTTTTTCGGTTAGTTCACGAACTTGTTCTCGGACTTGGACATCCGTTCCACCATATACAAAAAATACTTTTCTATCTTTAGCAGACTCTTCTATAATCTTATGTAACTCTTTACCATGTCTCTCAACCAACTGAAACAGAACTAAACTATTGCCGTCCAATGATAGGACTAAATTACGTATGAATTCATTTCTTTGCTTACTCTTTACTATATATTCTATCTCATTTAGATAGTCCCAACCACGTGATGCCTTACAGACTTCTTCTGAATACTTGAGTATCAAACACTTGATTCTAAACTCGGCAAGTTGTTTGTTCTCGATCAATTCCGCAGTTGTTACTGACTTGAATATCGGTCCAAACAATCCCTCCAGAACCAATCTGTGGGTCTGTGTGCCATCAATCGTTCCTGTGCATCCAATCCTATAGGATGCCTTGTCAAGTCCTGTCATAATCGTTGTGAGAGACTTGGCCTTGAACTGATGTGCTTCATCCCCAAGAACAAAATCAAACTGCTCAAAGTATTCTTTGGGGTTCTTGTAAATGGATTGCCACGTGGTAATCGTTAGGAACTTATCGGTTTCCTTATCTTTTCCTGAATACTGTCGGTGACAATATTTCTCGGAATCATATCCATATGTTTCAAAGTCTTTATACATCTGTTCCACTAACGATGTGGTAGGAACAATCAGCAAACCTTTTTTGTATTCTTGCTGTATATACCGAAGTATGATGTATTGTATTAACGACTTACCCGATGCGGTAGGTGAAAGGAGTAGCATTCGTTTGGTTCGTATTGCCTGAATGAATGCTTTGAGTTGATAGTCACGAACTTCATGTGGTAACTTTAATGTATCAACAAACTCTTTTGCTTCTACGGCAGAAAAGTTTACGGTAGAAATGACTTCATTATCTACTTCTAATTTGTAACTTCTTTCTTCACAGAACTTTTCTACGTATGGAACAAGTCCATGATAGAGAGTGAAGGTTCGTAGGTCAGCAAGACGTATCTTACCATCCCACAAACGATTTTTATATGCTGGCATAAACTGATAACCAGGAACAAAGAAAGTAAAGTAGTCGGCAAGTTCTTGTGCGACACCTTTATCACATTCAAACTTTATGAATGCTTCATTTTCTTTGTGGAGTATTAAATCAGACACCTTGAATAAATCTTTCCCATTGTATAAAGTCTCTCAATTGATAGGTTCTGGAGTTGAGTTCTTTGATTATGCTAGTGCAGACATCTACTATCTCATCGTGTATTGCTTTCTGAGCAGCACACCTATTCATATCTTCATCTGCTTCTAAGTATGTAGTGAGGTCGGATTTGAGGGTATACGGAAAGGGTTCCCAACCATACTTCTTCAAGTCATCATCATCTAACTTGCCAGTATAGTATTCCCATTTGAGTTTACGCATCTTTTGATATTTGAACTCTGCTTCTTTGGATAGCAGTCGGTGATTTGAAAGTATGTTCAAATACTTTGAATGAAGTTTGGGGATGTCAAGCAATGCTTTACCTGGTTCAGTACGATCTACATTACAATCGGACACCCACATCTTCAGTAGTTCATCTAGTTTAGTCATCATTATAAATCTCCCTAATCAAGAGATTATATCACATGTTTATACTTCTGTCAAACTTTTTTTAAAATTGAATGCTTCCAGAACCAGTGAAAATATAATGGTTAAATCCACCTGATGTAACCAATGATGCTCCAGAGACTGATGTTGCAGTTTTATTAGATGATGGGTAACGAATAAGCACAACACCCGAACCACCCGATTCACCACCACTATTATCACCACCACCACCGCCACCACCTCCAGTGTTAGGAGCACCAGCAGTTTCACCAGAGTATGTAGCACCTCTACCACCACCACCAGTAGCTGGGAATGGTGCTGAACTACCGTTATAACCACCCCACCCACCTGTGCCTCCAGGATTTGGACCACTTCGTGGTTCATCTGTCTTACAACCACCACCGCCACCACCCGCATAGGATGATGGTGTACCAGAATATGTTGACACTATACCCATACCACCATTACCACCAACACGGTGAACTGTGCCATCTACGTTAGTGATAGGTTGTCCACCAGGCGCACCAGCACCACCACCTCCACCACCTGCCATATATTTGGTATTATTTCCTGCACCTAAAGAGTTTCCTCCACCGTTACCTTGAGGGGCAGAACCTGAACCACCAGAAGTGCCAGCACCTGGACCAAATTGACCACCCCAACCACCACCACCCGAAGCACCAGCCTGTCCAGGAAAGTTTCCTTCGTTTACTCCACCACCGCCACCTCCACCACCACCATCAGACCAGAGACTATGAAATGGTCCAGTGCCACCATTACCAAAGAATCCTGTATTACCTCCAGTGAATCCTCGTCCACTTCCACCTGCACCAGAACCACCACCACCAATAGAAATGGTATATGCGGCGGTGCTTCCTACTGCTAGAGATGTGCCAGTGCGGAATCCACCAGCACCACCACCACCACCTGAAGCACGACCTCCACCAGCACCACCAGCAACAATTACATAATCAATTGCAGTAGTGCTATTCAGTGCTATAGCAATTGCTCGTCTAATATTTTTACCAGTTATATTAGATGAACCAAACATTGAACGTATTGGCATTTTATATTCTCTCTATGTTAAAATACGTATATCTGAATGTGGCATCAGCAGTAATAATAGAATCTGGAGTGTCCGTAGTGCTCAAGGTAAATCCAGAAAGTGATACTGGAAACGCATCTTTATATGATATACGATATATTGGGTTATTTGCTGAAGATAATATAGTAACTGTCGCATCAGAAAACTGTGGAAAATCTCCACCTTTATTTGCAACAAATTGATTCAACTTTCCTAATTTTTGATACTCTTCAAATTCGGTTGGGAATGTCATGGCACGAAGCCAATCGTGTATCTCCAACCATGCCAGCATACCCTCATCAACCATAAACGTAATGTTCAATGCATCATAAATTGCTTTTTCGCCTGGTGAATACAGTTCAACAAACGGATTGGTTATCGCAATTTCCGATGTTGCTATGCCAGGCACAGTAATGGTCTGACAAAA